CTTGTTGCTTCAACTGACCAGTGGGCTGCAATCATGGGCTATGTCGATGACGTAAAGCGTCCTCTCTACACAGTCGCATCACCACAGTTCAACGCAGCAGGTCAGGCTGTTCCAACAGCTAACCGTGGCAATGTCCTTGGTACTGATCTCATTGTGGATCACAACATTGCAACATCAGGAATTATTGACGAGTCAGCATTCCTCGTTGCTCCTGGCTCTGTTTACACATGGGAATCACCATCAACTGAACTTCGTGTCAATCTTCTTGGCACAGGTCAAATTCAGATTGCACTTTACGGATACCTTGCTATTTATGTTGGCAAGTCAGGTAAGGGCGTTCGCCGTTACAACCTTACTTAATAAGTAAGAACCCTAAGTCGCTTGAGGGGGCTACCAGAGCCCTTGTAGTCCCCTCAAGTCTTTAGAAAGGATAACAATGAGCATCACTACAGTTGCAGAACTTCGCACAGCCCTTGGCGTAGGCACTCTCTACGCTGATGCCGTCTTGCAAGAAGTCTGCGATGCTGCCGATAATGTCTTGTTGCCTTTTCTATGGAAAAACGAACAACCAATTATTGCTCATGGCAATAAAGGCACAGTTGGAACTCTTTACTTTAATGAAGATATCAGAGACGTATTCTATGTGGGTGCATCTGTAATCATCAGTAATGCTGGTACAAAATATAACGGCACTAAGACAATTACTGGGGTGGGTGAGAACTCATTTACTGTGACTACAACCCATACAACTGATAACCCAGTTCATACAGTTGTGCCTTATGGAACAGCAGCAGCAGAGACTTATGTAGATTACACAGCCATTCCTGCAATTCAAGAAGCAAGTCTCATGATCAGCGTATCTATCTGGACTTCTCGCCAAACCAACTCAGGCAACGGCATGATGCCAGACGGTTCAATGGGCAACATGTACGCCATGTCCTCACAACTCATTGCTCGCGTTAGAGGTTTACTAGCTGGGTATCTTGACCCTCGTTCTATGGTGGGCTAATGACAGCGATAACAACACTACGCACTTCCATTGCAACGGCTTTAGCCGATAATACTAAATACTCAGTATTCGCCTTTCCTCCTGCTACTCCAATAGCGAATTCAGTTATCGTCACCCCTAGCGATCCGTACATAACTCCTAATAACAATACCTATACAACTATTAGCCCAATGGCTAACTTTAAGATTTCTATCCTTGTCCCGTTGCTTGACAACGAGGGCAACCTTGCTGGCATAGAGACTGACGTAGTCAAGGTCTTTCAACTACTTGCAGCGTCCAGCATTGTTTTCAATGTAGGAAGCGTCAGCGCGCCTAGCGTGTTGTCAATCGCTTCTGGAGATTTACTGACTTGCGACATTGCAATCAGTACCCTAACGGAATGGAGCTAATCGATGGACGATTGGACAAAGGAGCAAGCCGACTTTCTAATCAAGATTGGTCAGCTTCCACCAGCAACAAAGCCAGCAACACAACCCACATCTAAGAAAGACGAGGAATAACCTAAATGGCAGTATTCATGAGCAACTTGGTAGGCGTAAAGGTTAATTCTGTTGATCTTAGCGACCACGTTACAAGCGTAACCCTTAACCGTTCATTCGATGAACTCGAAGTAACAGCAATGGGCGATTCAGGACACAAGTTCGTCAAAGGACTTGAAGCATCTTCAATCACAATCGACTTCTTGAACGACACAGCATCAGCAAACGTCCTTGCAACACTTCAGGCAGCATGGGGTACTAACGTACCTATCGTTCTCCTTCAGTCAAAGGGCACAGCAGTATCAGCGACTAACCCTCTCTATACAGCTACATGCATCGTAAACAACACTACAGATATCAACGGCGCAGTCGGTGACCTCTCAACACAGAGCATCACATTCAACGTCTCTGGTACTGTGGCAGTTGCAACAACAGGTTCATTCTAACCAACTAAGTCAGGGGCTAACATGGCAAAACTCAAGGTAACAAGGGCAGACAACTCAGTAACAGAGTACGAGATTACTCCACTGATTGAATACGCCTTCGAGCAATACGCCAAGAAGGGCTTTCACAAAGCCTTGATTGAAGATCAGAAGCAGTCAGACGTTTACTGGCTCTGCTGGGAAGCAATTAGACGTTCGGGTGAAACAGTCAAACCTTTTGGGGAACAGTTCCTTGAGACACTCAAGTCAGTTGAGGTCTTAGAGTCTGACCCTTTAGGGTAGATCGGAACTCCCTCACCTATCTTGTAGCTCGCATGAGTTACGAGTATGGAGTTCCCTTCAATACTATTATTGAACTACCACCTCTGGCGTTCAAGGCACATGTAGAAGTCCTCAGGGACATAGCGAAGGAGCGAAGCGATGCCAGTAGAACTACAAGGCGCACTCGAACTTCGTAAAGCTCTTAATGAGTATGCTCCTGAACTAGCCAAAGAAACTCAGAAGGAAATTGCTGGGCATCTTCGCAAAGTAGTTAATCGTGCGCGTGGATTTGTGCCATCAGAATCACCTTTAAGTGGCTGGGCTAACGATGTAGGCGAATGGTCTTATCGTGCCTTTGATGCAAACGCAATGAGAAAAGGTCTCGGTTATAGCACTGCTGCTTCTAAGCCAAACAGACGTGGCTTTAGAACTCTTGCTCAGATATTTAATAAGTCAGCAGCAGGAGCAATTTATGAAACTGCTGGACGCAAGAATCCTCAAGGTCAGCCACCACAACGCAAAGTTACTGGCTGGACAGGTGGAGCGTTCGGCAAAGGCACTATTGGCACAGTTTGGGAATCAGGCAAGAAAATTAACAAGAGCGCAAACCCTAACGCTGGTCGCCAGTTTATTGACGCGCTTCCACCTCTTGTAGATTCTCAGCAATCAAGTAGTGCTGGTCGTAGAACTCGTAAGACCAAAGGTCGCCTCATGTTTAGAGCATGGGCTGAGGATCAAGGCAGAACTACAGCAGCGGTTGTCAAGGCTATTCAGAACGCTAACAATAAGGTAATTGTCAAGACAAGTGCCTTAGGCACAAAGACATTTAGAGTAAGGGGTAACGGCTAATGGCTGGATCAACAGACCTAGCAATCAGGATTGCCACCTTCTTTGATTCTTCTGGCATCAACCAAAGTGCTAAGGCGATAGGCAAGTTACAACGTACCGTTAAAGGTCTAGGTGCTGCCTTTGCTGTTTATCAAGCTGCTGCCTTTGCAAAGACTTCAGTCAAGGCTTTCATAGCTGATGAACTGGCTGCAACAAAACTTTCAATGGCAGTCAAAAATCTTGGTCTTGAGTTTGCTAACCCTTATATTACTGACTACATCTCTAACCTTGAAAAATCCTCTCAGGTTGCTGACGATGAACTTCGCCCTGCCTTTCAACGATTGCTTCAACAAACTGGCTCACTTGCTAAATCTCAGTCAATTCTTAGCACTGCAATTGAAGTCTCTAGGGGATCAACCGAATCACTCGGCGGCGTTGCTGAAGATTTAACAAAGGCATATTATGGCAATACCAAGTCTCTCAAGAAGTATTCTCTAGGTCTGACAGACGCAGAACTTAAAACTAAGTCATTCTCTGAAATCCAAGATATTCTCAACACAAAGTTCAAAGGCTCAAACGCAGCCTACCTTTCAACTTATGCAGGTCAATTAGGCATTCTTTCTCTTGCTTATCAGAATCTTCAAGAAAATGCTGGCAAGGCTTTATTTACCCTTGCAGGTGCAAACGGTGATACTTCTTCTGGAGCAAAGCGTCTAGGCGGCGTTATAGATGCTTTTGGCATTGGACTAGTAGAAGCTGCCACATTATTTAGCAATGCCTTTACAGCCTTTGGTCAAGCCTACTTTGGCGTTGGTTCTGCCAAGCCTTCAGTAGCACCAGCAGCAAAGCCCGGGGAAGAACTATTTCGTAGTTCTATGGCTAATGATGCAAAACTAAAAGCCCTTGAAAAAAAGCAAGCTGATCTCTACAAACAACAGTTAGCTGCTACCAAAGCAATTACTGCTCAACAGAAAATACAGGCAGCACTCAAGAAGGCTGGCTCAGTCTTTGACTTAGAGCAGATTCAGATTCTTGCGGCATTAAAGGGAAATATCTCACAAGAGGATAGAACTCGCCTTGAGGCTCAAGCAGCAATTCTTAACGGCAATGCTGACCTTGCAACCAAACTGACCAAAGATATCCTCATGGCTCAAGACTCAACAGGCAAGCTTTACCAATACTTCTTATCCATTCCAGACGCTAAGAATCCTTTTGCTTACTTGGATACATGGATTGCAGACTTCCAGAAGAAGATGAACTCCCTTACAATGACAACGACCTATACCCCAGCAGGGTTAGCCCCTGAACTGGCTGCTATCGGCGTTGTGGCAGGGTATGGAGACTACGCTGGCTCTATTGCTAACCAAGCAAGCAATGTGGACTTTCCTTCATACGGTATGCAAACAGGTGGTGGGGACACCATCATCAACGTGCAAGTCCAAGGCAATGTGATCCGCGAGCAACAACTCATTGACCAAGTTATAGCAGGAGCGCAGCTTTCAAGTCTTTCAGGTTCACCATCTCAGATTGGTAGAATCGCAGGTATGTTCGGCTAATGGGACTCCCAGCGCAGATAGCCGTATCTTTCGACTTCTCAAACGGCGCAACCTTTGGTTATAACGGCTTTATTATTGGCGACCCTAAGTATGGAATCTTAGGCACTAATACCCTTGGTACTTCCAGCCTTCCAGAACCAACAGTTGATCTAACTCCTAACGTCTATGAGATTAGCATTACTCGTGGACGTAATATCCAGCGCGACCAGTACGAGGCAGGACAATGCACAGTCAGAGTCTTAGACCCTCTGAGCTACTTTAACCCTCAGAACACAGCCAGCCCTTACTATGGCTACCTTGTACCCCTTCGCAAGTTGCGTGTCTCTGCAACGACTAGCACTACCCAGAAGTACCTATTCTCGGGCTATGCAATCGAGTACCGCTACACCTATCCAGTCAATCAAGAAACTGGTTATGTAGATATCGTCTGCCAAGATGCTTTTCGCCTATTTAATATGGCTAACGTCAATACCATCACAGACTCAGGTGCAGGGCAGACAACAGGCACACGCATTGGCAAGATATTAGATCAAGTCTCATTTCCTTCTTCGATGCGCACAGTCGCAGCAGGTGCTAATACTTGCATTGCAGACCCAGCAACTAACCGCACAAGCCTTCAAGCCCTCAAGAATGCTGAGTTCTCTGAGACAGGCTCTTTCTATATGGACGGCTCAGGCACAGCAATCTTCAAGTCCAGAGCGCAGGTCTTGGCTTCTCTGGCTAATGCTTCAACAGCCTTTAATCAAACTGGTGGGATTCCTTACAAGAACCTCAAGTATGCCTTTGATGACAAGCTCATTATTAACCAAGCTAATCTAGGACGTGTAGGCGGCACAGTTCAGGTTGTAACTAATCAGACCTCAGTCGATAAATATTTCCCTCACTCAGTCACTCAAACAGACCTTGTAGCTGAGACAGATACCATTGTCTCGAATATAGCCAAGGAATACATTGCTACCCGTCAAGAGACGACTATCCGCATTGACGAGATGACAGTCGATCTCTTAGATCCTTCAGTCCCAACTGACACAATGCTCGGGCTGGACTACTTCAGCAATCTGCTTATTACTAATATCCAGCCAGACGGCTCGACTATTGTAAAGAACCTACAGTTCCAAGGCGTCAATTGGTCAATCACGCCAAACAAAATGACCGTCAATATTACAACGCTTGAGCCAATAGCCGATGGCTTCATCGTTGGAAGCTCGTATTACGGTATAATCGGCACTAATACATTGGGTTACTAGGAGATATAAATGGCAACAGGACTACCAGCATCTACAGGCGATGTATTAACCGCCGCAACCGTAAACGGGCTCGTTGCCTTTACAATCAACGCAGACGCTACAACTGACTACACAGCGGTCTTAAACGACCAGTATCAAGTTCTTCAGCCTATGAATAAGGCTACAGCGATTGCTTTTAAGATTCCTACAAACGCTTCGGTTGCTCTGCCCGTGGGCTCGGCTATAACTATATTGAATAAAGGTGCAGGTACTTGCACAATTTCTGCCGTAACATCAGGCACTACAACAGTCCTCTCAGCAGGTGCAGTTGCAGCTTCTCCAACTTTGGCTCAATATAAGACAGCAGTCTGCATTAAGACTGCAACAGATGTCTGGTATGTCGTAGGTGGCATTGCATAATGCTTAACGTAATTTCAGGATTATTAGACGTTAAAACCGTCATTCCTCCAGTCTCCTTTACAACTGATTATTTAGTTGTCGCAGGTGGAGCATCAGGCGCAGGCGATAACGTAGGTAACGGTGCAGGTGGCGGAGCAGGTGGCTTGCGTTGCACAGTTACCGCAACTGGCGGCGGTGGATCTCTAGAGTCTGCTTTGACTCTTTCCACAGCTACTAACTACACAGTCACAGTTGGAGCAGGCGGAGCAGCAAGAACAAGTGGTTCACAGCAAAATGGCGCAGTAGGTAATGATTCTATTTTTTCAACTATTACCTCAACAGGCGGCGGCGGCGGCGGATATCTTATGCAAACTGGCCTTAATGGAGGCTCAGGCGGTGGAGCTGGTCAGCGCGGAGGAAGCGGAACAAACGGCGGAACAGGAACAGCAAACCAAGGCTATCGCGGTGGAAACATTCCAAACCTTTCAAACAACTTTTATTCTGGTGCTGGTGGTGGCGGTGCAGGTGCTACTGGTGAAGATATGGGCAACGTAGATAATGGAACTAAAGGTGGCAACGGTGTTGCAACTTCTATTACAGGATCATCAG